GGATGGTGGTGGCGATGACATCATTACAATAGATATCAATTTTGCCCAAGTGCGTACTAGTCCAACGATTATACGTGCTCTTGTGTAATCAACTTATTCAGTAACAAAGCTTATGGAATCCCATGGGCTTTTTTATTTCAAAAATTTCAGAGGTTGCTATGGCTTTAAAAGTCGGAATTATTAAAAGCTCAGATGTTGCTCAGTGGTGCACATTTGAAACTGAAGGTGGACAGGCAGAGTTTAAAATCCGGGGAATTGGTTATAAGCCCTTTCAAGTTGCACTAGAGAAGGCAGGAAACCAAATCACATCCAAAGGCTATGATGTGATGGTAAAAGATGAAAACGCCAAGCTCTACCATGAATTATTACTGGATGCATGTGCTGCTCACCTGATTGAAGATTGGAAAGGGATAGTTTTTTCTGAGGTTGTGGACGGCCAGCCAGTTGAATCGGAAAAGCCTTATACCCCTGAGAATGCCTCAAAGCTTCTCAATCAAGGTGACATTGGTATTTCAATCTGGTTATTCATTAAAGAGCAGGCCCAGAAGATTCAGGAAGAAGCCGACAAGGACAAGGCTTTAATTCTGGGAAAGTCATCGAGCTCTACAAATACCAAAAAACGTATGCGTCGAAAACGCCGCACGAAATCGAACAAATCAAGTTCTTAGGTGGTCGTATTCCTGATCCGCCAGAATATTCTTATGCGGCTGATTCCATTCTTTCGGCATTTAGCACTATTTGCAGATCCCGACGATATGAGCAGGGTATCCCTTTATCTTTAGATCAGCAGGCAATAAATGTCTATGCTGAGCATAATGAATTGCCAGTGGCTGCTCATATTTTTAATGACTGTATCTTTACACTCGACGATATGTTCTTGGATGAGGCACATAAGAAAGCGAGTAAAAAATAGAAATCTATATTGCATTTGGCAAAAATCAAAGATAAATTGATGTCTCATACTTCTCACTCTTTGAGTAAGGGCCGCCGGTCGAATGTCGGGCTTTTTTTGTTAAGTGGTAATTCACCTACAAAGGAAAGCATGATGAAGAACCTTACTCATGCAGAACCCTATTTCATCATGCGTGAAAAAAAGGAACTGCAAAAGAGACTTTTAGATAAGAACAATGAACTATTGGAATTGATGCAAAGAGTTGAAAAATACTTGATGAGGATAGAAAAATAGAGAGTTGTCTTTCTACAAAAAAGCCCGCCTAATCAGCGGGTTTATTTGTTTCTAGCTCTTCAATTCGTGCCATTAGTTTTTCAATTAAAACAGTTGCGCGATCTAAATTCTTATTGCTCATATCTATAAGCTTCATAACTTCAGTTGGGATTTTCTCATTTATATCAAGGCTTTCTTCAAGTCTTGCAACTATTTCAGCAGTTAAAGATCTTTCATTGTCTTTAGCCTTCTCTTCTAATAATTCTTTGAGCTTGCTAGGCATTCTAAAATTCACTTGAGAATAATCTTTAGCCATGGACCATATACCGCAAATTGACAATTAACTAATCATATATAGCAAAAGTGCTTTACACAATGAAGCAAGAGTGCTATAAAGTAAAAATGCTATATAGCAAAGGTGCTTTATTGGAGGTAAAAATGACAAGGCATGATAAGCAAATGAACGTTCGTATGGCACATGAAACAGTAAGTGAATTAAAGGAGGTAGCAAAGAAAAATCGTCGATCGGTAACGGCTCAGTTAAATCAAATCATAGAAGACTGGCTAAAAGAACAGAAACAACAGGATGCGAAAGCATGAAATTAACAGACAACAAAAAAGCCCCTGAATCTTGGCGGATGCGGAGCTTGATTGAAGTCATAACAGTGAGATATGAACTATGTTAAATATACCATTCGAATTTGATAAAGACAAGGTTCTAGATATTACCGATCTACTGCCAACCATTCCTATTGAGATTCTTGAGAAAGTAACAGATCAAAACGGTTCTGTTTCGGCAGATGAAGAAAATTTTCTAAAATCTGTAGGCCGTGCTGCGGAAAATGCAAACCTTCCAGTTTTAAAGGGATTAAGTGCTATTGGTGTGTTGCTTGCCAACGCAAATGAAGAAATACCGTTAGGAACATTTAATGATGTTGGCTGGTTAATACAATCGCTTAGCGAACAAGTTTTAGCTATAAGCCATATGCAAGGGTTCGCTGACTTACTTCTTGATGCAAGTAATAAGAACAAAATCTCTAAGGGCAATGGAGGGCTAATGTCATGAATATGCTTATTAACCAAGAAACTTTAATTCCAGTTGTTGATAGAGATATTGGCGGAGAGGTTCAGCCTTCTGTTGATGCACGTGAATTGCATAAGTGGCTTAAATCTGGGGAAATGTTTGCCACATGGATAAAAAAACGGATTAAGACCTATAAATTTATTGAAAATGAAGACTATATTAGTTTTTTGGTAAACCCCAAAAAACCTAATGGTGGGCGTTCTTCAAGAGAATACATATTAACTATTGATATGGCTAAAGAGCTGTCAATGGTTGAAAACAATGAACAAGGTCGGGTTGCAAGACGTTATTTTATTAACTGTGAAAAAGCATTGCGATAAACAGCATTTGGATTAATGAACCAATTCAACAGAGCTGTATTAGAGTTTGAGAAGTTTACTGAAATTGCTTCAAATGCTGGAAGAACATTATGTTTGGTTGGTAAGCAGTACAAACCTCAAGCATTAAGTAAGGTTGAGGAGCTGAAGCAAAAGATTACGCCTTTGCTCCCATTCGAAGAAGACGAGATGCAAGCTTAAAAGAATTAAGAACCCGCCAAGTGCGGGTTTTCTTCATGTGACATTTAGTAACCAGTTTGTTAAAGTTAGTACACTTTATAACAAACGGTGAAATTCATGAAAAAGATTATTTTTATTCTAGCTGCACTAGGAATTATTACAAGTCATGGGTGTATTACTATTCCTTCTCCAGAAGAAGTCCAAAGAAATGCTTATAAAGGATATTCTGAAGTGGTAGAACTGAATAGTATTCCTAAAGATCAAATATTTGAACTTTCAAAAATCTGGATTGCTAAATCTTTTAATTCTGCAAACAATGTCATTCAGTATGCGGATAAAAATACTGGAATAATCATAGGGAAAGGTAACTTTTCTCTTAAATGCCCTGACAATGTAAAAGGTATGAATTGCTTAGCTTATACATCAACTAAAGCAGAATTTACTTTGAAAATAGAGATAAAAGATGGCAAATCCAGATTGACCTTTAGTGATGTACACCAAGCTGTAAATAACTACCCATTTTATGACAATATTTCTAAACCTATTATTGATTCCCAGATTAAAGGGATAGTTAAGAACTATGGTCTTGATATCATAAATCAAAAGAATGATTCAAATTGGTAGTAATTTGCTAATAAATAAAAGGTTAAATACTCATACTTAATAGTTTTTAAATACCAAATAGCCCACTCATCGAGTGGGTTTTTTAATGCCTAGAGGAAAGTAAAGATGGCACAAGAATCCCGTTTGGTCATTGTTATTGATTCGCAAAATGCTGAACGTAATGCGCGTAATCTAGGCAATGAACTGGATAGCATTGAGCGTAAAGGTGATTATGCTTCTAAGTCTATGGATGGCTTATCTGTAGCTACGCGAGCACTAGCTGGGTATATGGCTGGGCTAGTAACAGTAAGTTCTGCCATTTCAAAGATGGATACATATACTGGACTACAAAATCGCCTTAAGCTGGTCACTAAAAATCAAGTTGAACTAAATAAAGCAACGGAAGACACTTTCCGAATTGCTCAAAAAACCTATTCAGCTTGGGATTCTGTATTACAGGTATATCAACGCTTTAGTGACAATGCTAAAACACTGAATTTAACTATGGATGACACTGCTCGACTAACTGAAACAGTATCAAAAGCAGTTGCGATCAGTGGTGCAAGTGCAGAAGCAGCTGATGCAGCTTTAGTTCAATTCGGGCAGGCTTTGGCAAGCGGTACATTACGTGGTGAAGAACTCAACTCAGTTATGGAACAAACACCAGCTCTAGCAAAGGCTATTGCTAAAGGTATGGGTATTACTGTAGGTGAATTACGTTCAGTAGCAGCTGAAGGAAAAATTACTTCACAGGAAATCGTGAAAGCACTTAGAAATGTCCAAGATGAAGTTGATGCTCTTTTTGCTAAAACTGACATTACAATTGGTCAATCATTAACTCTACTTAATAATGAAATTACTAAATTTGTAGGAGAGGCTGGTAAAGGAAGCGGAGCAGCACAGGCTTTATCAGGATCGATTCAGTTATTAGCAAATAATTTGAATTTAATTGCAGACAGTGCATTTGCCATAGGTATTGGCTTAATGACAAAAGCCGTTTTAACAAAAACGGTTGCTGTACAAGCGAGTATTGCTGCGTCAACCAAACAAGTGTTTGCCACAATTGCTGAACGTAATGCAAATATTGCAGCAGCAAAAGCTGAAGTGGAATCTGCGCTTGCCGAAGCACAAAGTACGCAGGTGACACTAACGAACATCAAAGCTACTCATGCTCAGATCATGGCAGAAATAGAACTCGAAAAAGTTCGTTTAAAAGCCCAAATCACTGAACAAGGTCGCACGGCTACCATCACACGAATGGCTCAGCTTGGACGATTACAAGCTCAAGTTGCGTTAGAGGTTGCTGCCGCAGAAACAGCTCAATCAGCATCATCTGCAAGATTATCAGCAGCCTTAACAGCGCAATCTGTTGCTACAAGTCGTTTAGCTTTGGCAAAGTCAGCGCTTATGGCGATTTTTAGCCCAATGGGTTTAGCAATTGCAGCAACAGCCGCATCTTTCTATTTACTAAGCAGCAGTTCGGATGAAGTCAAAGAGTCCCTTGCAACACAATCTGACTCGGTTAGTGATTTAACAGATAAGTACATAAAGTTAAATACTGTGCAAGCATTAACAGAGGGTGTGCGGTTACGCAAAGAGATTGAGCAGCAAAATGATGCAATTGATGATGCTAGTGGAGCTATCAAACGTTTTGCTTATATCCAAAAGGAATTATTTAAATTATCTGGCAATGATTATGAGGATTATCAAAATGCCATTAAGTCTATTGCTACAGGTGCAAGCGATGCAGGTGATCTCTTAAAAAAGATGATTTCATCTGGTCGTTTTAGTCAGAATCAAATTGATAAACTCATTGAGTTCTCTAGTGCAGTAGCAGAATCAAAAAATAAGATTGAGCAGGGTAATACTGCTCTAAAACTCTTAAATGCTACTTCTGGACAACATGTTGATGTAACGGCCGAATCAATTAAGCAATTAACAATTCAAACAAATTTAACAAAAGTAGCTACTCAAAACTTCACTGACATGAAAACACAAATGCTTGATTCATTACGGGCACAAGTAGAATTCATTCGGTTAAATGGTGGTAGCGAAGAACAAGTTAAATCGTTGAATAAGGTAATTCAGGCATATTCTTTAAATCAAATTTCAGCAACTGATGCTGTGAGTAAGTTCAACAGTACTGCCAAAGTTCCTGCTGAAAATATCAAGGGGTTACAGGATTATGCTACTAAAACGGATCAGTCTAAAATTGCGTTGAATCAGGCTAATGCTGAGCTGAAGAAACAAAACGACTTACGTAATGAGTACCTAAAACAACATCAAACTGTACTTGGTGCTCAACAAGGAGAAACAAATGAATTAAATAACCAAGTCGCTGCACAAGAAAAGTTAAATAAGTTACGAGACAACGCCAACAAAGATATTCTGAAAAATGATTTTCTTATAAAAAACACTAAGGCATTTGGTGGTGGCGAAAAGGGTCTTGATAAGGCGCGTGCGGCATCAGAGTTTTATACCGACAATAAAATTCCGATGACTAGAAGTTTAACTAGTCAGGAAGCTGCAATTTTTGAGGCTTGGTATAAGAAGCAGAAGGAAGCCAAGGACTTACAAGAAAGTATTACCGAATCTAGCAGAAAGCAAACAAAAGAGGTTGAAAAACAAACCAAAGAGTCTGCCAAACAAGCTGTTCTACTTGCTGGAAATGATGAGCGAGTGAGAAATATGCTACGAGTGTATCTGGCATTTCGAAATGCAGGTTTAGGCGATAAACAAGCTCGTGTAATGACAGCTCAAGTTGGGCGCGAGAATGATTTTAGAAATGAGGCAATGTTTGGTAGCCATAAGGATGAAAATAATGGTTATACAAATACTGGATTTATTTCTTGGCAAAAGACTCGCTCAACTAAACTCATGCAGTCCTTACAGGGACAAGGTGTTTTAGATAAAAATGGAAAAATCCAGCAAACCCAAGATGCTTTAGATGCGCAAGCTAAGTTTTTATTGCAAGAGGTTATGACTAATAAAAGTTATAGCAAGACTAAAAACGCCCTCCTCAATGACGATTTGGACTATCGAAGTTTAGAAAAAATCGTGGGGAAAAATTTTATCGGGTGGGATTATGAAGGGAAAAAGCTTGGCAAAGATAAAGCTTCACAGCATTTAGCCAAACAAGACTCTTATTACAATCAGCTCAATAAGATTTTAGGAGCTAGCCCTGATGCAGCATCAAAAGCGATTGGTGATCTTTCGAAATTCGAAGATGAAGCATATAAGGCACGTGCAAAAACTCTTGAGGAAATTAAGCAGCTCCAAGCAACATATGACTCAGAAACAGTTGCTAGAAGCAAAAAACGTGAGGAGGAAATCAACAAAGCAACCATTTTAGGTCAATCAAATTTAATCCCAAAAATTAATGAGCGTTATGATGCTGAAGATAAGTTAGCTCAGAAGCAATTTGATTTTGAAGTAAATGGTTATAAGTGGACTGAAGAACAAAAGCTTGATTACACATATGAAACTAATTCTTTGCGATTAGTTGCTGAAGGCAAACTCTCTGAAGATCAAAGAAAGGTTGCTTTAGATGGCCTGAAATTGCAAAAACAGCAAGAACTTGAGCTTATAGAGTTGGCTCGTAAAAAACAGTTACTTGAGGCGAAAAGCTCATACATGGGCGAGACTGAGCTAGCAGTAAGGCGGTATCAAGCCGAGTTAAAAGAGATTGAAAAAGTTAGAGATGCTAAACTAAAAGCTGGGTTGCTTAGCGCTAATAATATGGGGCAATTTCAGACTTTAGATAGCGCATCGGATAAGGTTTTTCAGAGCGGTTTTAATGCTTCACAACAAGTATTTCAACAAAATGACCCGCGAGGGTATGCTCAATGGGATTTGCAAAATCGGTATTCAACTGATGCAGGAGGGCTATTAAATACATATATAGACCAAATTAATGGTATTAATCTAATTGCTGATGAGGAACAGAGGAACTCGCAATTATTGGCAGCGCGAGAGCAATATTTACAATCCAGAAAAGCACTGGATGAAAAATATGCTCAAGATGAACGGGACCTGAATAGCTCACTTTTTGAAACCCAATTGGGGCAACTTGGTAGCTTAACAAGTCAGCTTAGTGGCTACTGGTCAAATATGACTGGAATTGTTAAAAATGCAGCAGGCGAGCAATCTGGTATATACAAGGGCATGTATATAGCACAGCAAGCATTCGCAATTGGCTCAGCCACAATTAGCGCGTTACAGGCGTATAACCAGATTCTAGCAAGTCCGTGGTATTTGGATGTAATTAGCAAATCAACAGCAGCCAACCTTGTGCTTGGGATGGGGATGGCGAATGTTGGTCTAATCGCTGGACAAACTATAGCCGGCTTCTCTGATGGCGGCTATACAGGAAATGGGCTTAAACATACTCCAGCAGGCATTGTGCACAAAGGAGAGGTGGTCTGGTCCCAAGAAGATATTAAACGCTGGGGCGGAGTTGGTTTAGTTGAGAAAATGCGTAAGAGTGCAAACCCTGAAGCTTTTCTCAATAACAATGCTTCAGCTGATAGTGTGATGCGCCGTGCAATGATGAGCTCCAGTGCCTTTATAGAAAGCCAAAAGCAATCGGACATCTTTAATCAACCGGTTCAAGATACTCAGATTATCTATAAAGGTAATAGAGACACACCTAAGTTAGCGTCTTTGGCAAGTTCTGACCTATTCCATGATGGTAAGGTCTACTTTTCATCAAATGGTTTAGTTCAGAATCGATCAAATCTTGAGGATGTTCAGGACTTTACTTTAGGAAGTACTTCACGCCCTCAAGCTGAGATTATGCCTTCAATTGAGCCAGCTTCACCGATAATCAATTTCAAAATTGAAGTGATTAATCAGGTGAGTGGGGCAACAGTTGAAGCTGAACAACTGGATGAGCAAACAGTCCGGATCATTGTTACAGATGAACTGGATAAGCAGCTTCCAAGAAAGGTACCGAAACTTGTAAGTGACCAAATCGCAAATCCAAACTCAACCATTAGTCGGTCTTTGACTGAGAATACGACAGCAAGACGGAATCGTTAATTTAAAAGCTACCTTTAGAGGTAGCTTTTTTAAATAAATTAGGACAAAATTTCAAAAAATTGGTGAATATTCTTATGCTTCCTCCAGTTCCTAAAACTAAGTCATCAGAAGTAACCGATATTATTAACTCTGCTGTTCTTACTGGATCGATAAGTGAATTTCAGTATTTTAGATGCAAACGGTTGCTTAATGATATTAAAGAAACTGAGCCACTAGATTGGTTTTTATTAAGCAACAGTATTATTGAAATGTATTTTGATAATCCTATTCTTGCGCATCAATACGCTCGAGAAGTACTGAAAATTAGCAATAGTGTATCAATTTTATCGAATCTTTATTTTGTTTTTCTTAGCTCAGTAGATTTTTCTAGTGCTAATGAAAATATTGATAAAATTATAAGTTTGTGTAGTAAACAAAATTTACCCTTAGAAAGTTTTATTCCTATTGACTTCAAACCTATAACTTATTTTCTAGATGGAATTTTAAATGATGATTTAAATTATTATAAAAGATTTAAAAAGGAAGACTTTAATGAATTTATTCAGTTTTTTGAAATTAAAAATAAACTAGAAATTGATTCTAGAGTCTTGAAACATATCGGTTCAATTCTTTTTAAATGTTTTAACTCAAGGAATGTTCGGTGTCGAAAATATGAATATAGTTTTATTGATGATGAATTTTTAATATTGCTTTATGTCGATAGAAGTTTTGATGAGATTGACGCTATGAATTCAGAAATATTTAGTAAATGCTATGATGAGGGTTTAATTGATGAACTGAATAAACTTTCATATTTTATTATTCCTTATGAAGTGGGCGTGGATTGAAAAATGGCTACTACAGATACACTAAATTACTGTTATGAGCTGTTAGGTAATTCTACAAAATATGATGAATGTCACAAAAGGAATATTATAGGGCGTGCTTATTACCATGCTTTTTATGAAGTCCGACATCATTTAGAACAACGACTATTATGGCCAGTAACAAAGACAAAATGTGGAGCTCATGAAAAAGTCTATAGCAGACTTAGTGGGTACCCTGCGGGTTCAACGTCTGAAATGATTCAGAAAAGAGCTGCGGAAATCAAAAATCGAATACAAAAATTAAAGAGGTTTAGAACAACAGCTGACTATCATCTTCATCTAACGATTTCAAATCAATTAATAAACTATATTTTACATGAATCTAGTCAGATATCTGAAGAAATATCAAGACTTTAGTTGTTAAAGATACTTTTATACCGACCCATTATGAGGTCGGTTTTTTATTACCTGAAGGAAAGTTATGTACAAGTTAAAGCTAAATCCTCAGACCAGCGGCTATGGCGTAACACCAGGTGATGATGTGAAACGTCAGCAGATGGAGGGAGGACGAGGACGCTATTACATCGATGTAAAACGGAATAGCCACATTGTTGATGTGAACTGGAATTTAAGTAAAACCGATTTCAATAAAATGATGGCGTTCTGGCGGGTCTACCAGAATAAACCAGCCTCATTTTATGCGGATCTGGTGATTGATCAGGGAACACGTCAGCAATACCTGTGTAACTTCATTCCGAACTCGTTCAAGACCAATGAGGTGAACGGCAACCTTTACCGGGTAAATGCACAACTCGAAGTTGTTCAAAACCAGCCTAACCTTGCTGCAGATATAGCATTAATTAAAGATTGGGAGGTCTGATGGATAACGAATACGCCGAATTCTTTTTCAATCGAAAAGTTGATATTTATCAACTGGAATGTATTGAACTCTCACACCCTTCTTTTATGAATACTTACCGGGTAGTCCGTAATGATGACCGAGGGGTGTATGTTCAGCACAATGAAGGTGAAGGCAGGTGCTTTATGAATACCTGCCTATGACAATTCAAAGATCCGGAATGCTGGGCGATCTAGACCAGACTTTAACAGTCTCTATTTCAGGTCTTGGTGATATTTTGCCGGATGAGTTTGAACGGGTAATAGAAGGTCAATTTCCGGATGTAAAACCAACAGTTAATTATCGGCTTTATAGTTCAGATAATTTAAATACACCGATGCATTATCTGCTTGGCTTACAACTCGCCGGTGTTTCAATGAACCATAAAGCTGTGACGTTCAAAGCTGAATCTCCACGATTAAATACCGCTAAAACTGGAGATATCTTTGCACTAGACCGCTTTACTGGTCTCAAGGGGGCTATATGAAAAGTCATGATCATTTGCTTGATAGACAATATGACGAGGAAAACTACAACTGTGTTCATTTTGCTCATGAAGCTGCATTGGATCTATATGGAATAGACCGGGCGGAAGCACTTGAATTTTTTATGAAGCCTATTAAAGAAAAGGTATTTCTACCATCAAGGTTAAAACTTTTAAATCCACTGCCCATGCCCAAGGAAGGCTGCATAGTCGCCTTTCACTCGAGATACCGAAACAAGCCCCCACATGTGGGGCTTTTTCGTTTGGGCCGTGTTCTACATTTGATGGAAGGCGGAGTTACTTTTTTATCCGAAGAAGTGATCAAGGCAATGGGTTTTAGTCGGGTCAGTTACTATGATTAAGATTATTTATAAAAAAGATGCTTTGTCTGAAGAAAAGACGATTGAGCAGGCTCAAACCATCGGACAATGGCTTACTTCAAAATATGATTATATGCCTGAACATGTCCGTATTTTCCATACAACAAGTAATATGGATCATGCCGAAATTTCATTTGCGAATGAAGTCACGCCGAAAAATGCATATGAGTTAAAGCAGCTTGATTTCTTACCAGGTACTTTTATCGTAATTGAGAATCCTAAAGGTATTGAGCTTGGTGCAGCTGCATGGGCTGCTATTATCTCATTGGTTGTGGGGGTGGCAGTTGCATTATTAATGCCAGTACCTTCAATTACACAAACAAACCAAAATAACAACCAGTCTTCATCTGCAAATAACGAATTATCCAATCGTGAAAATAAAACTCGTGTAAATGGCCGGATTGCTGATAACTATGGAGCCGGGTGGAACACACCCGACCTAATCGCAGTGCCTTACAAAGTTTATGAAAATAACGTTGAAGTTGAACACGTTGTCGGTTGTATTGGTCGTGGTCACTATAAAATTAACGGTGCATATGACGGTGAAACCAATATTGTCGATATTGCCGGTGCATCGGTAGAAGTCTATCGACCAGGCGTTGATATTGTCTCG